AAGAGTTTTTTCTAACTCGTCTTTCTTTTTAATATTATCGTTTAATCCATTTTCTTCCGTAGTTATTTTTTTGTTAATTTCTTTTTGTTGTTCTTTTAAACTTGTAACCATTTCAGATTTTTTTTCAATAATACGATTGATTTCATTGATGTTTATTTTCATATTTTGCATTTTTTGTTGTAATTGAATATAATTACCTTCCATTGTATAAGATAAAGAATATAATTTAGACTGCTAAACGAATTGTATTTTTATCACTTTTTCTTTTTCGACGATTTGTAGATGGTGCTGAAGTATTGCTTAGATTTTCTAAATCTTCTACACTAATAGTGCTATCATTTTTTGATTCTATATCCACCTTTTTATTTAATTGATTTAGAAGTTGATCAATATTTTCAGGTCCTTTCATATCTTCTCTAGAATTAGAGGATTGATTCATACCAAAATCGCTCATAAAGTTGCTTAATCCAGGACTTTTTTCTTCCATAGAACTTACTGCAGCCTTGGTGAACTTATTCATCAAATCAGGATTTTGGCGCATGATATCGTCCATACCTGGAATAGCTGATTTAAACATCGTATTGGTCATATGAATCATCATACCAGATCCTGCTAATTGAAATAATATTTTTAATTCAGGTGCCATTTTAACCTTAGATTTATATTTTTCATGTAATTCAGAAAAGATATCATCATAATCTTCTAAATTTTCATTAATTTGTTCTGACCATCCTTCTAATTTAATATCAAATGGGTCCAATTTATTATTTAAAAATTCTAATCCAGTAATAAGTGTGGTTAGTACCTTTCCTTGAAACTTAATACTATTACTCCGCTCTTTTTCAAAGATAATGTGTTCATATTCACCCTTCATTTCATCTAATGAAGAATCCATACTATATCTTTTGGATAATGTTACTCCTTTACTTTCAAGTTGTTCCAATTTTCTTAAATAATTAAATTTTTCTTTAAGTAAATCTTCTTTTGTTTTATGTTCTACTTCTTGAACTTCTTTTTCGATGTTGATTTCACTTATTTTTTTAAATGGTATACTTTGTTGGGTATCCATTTTTACAGTATTTTTACCTATGCCTATATCTTCTATTTCATTTAATTCGGTCAATTCTTTGTCTAAAGATATATCTTTACTGGTGGATTTTTGTTTATCATTCATAAGTAATTCAGCACCTGAACCAAAATCAACATCATCTATATTTAAATCCAAATCAATAATTTCTTCCATTATAATAACTTATATGTTATTGCTTTATATTTAGCGCATTACTAATTGTTTTTTTAAAGCATCTTTTAATTGTAAAAAACAATCTGCTAAATCATCTTTTTTTTTGTGGGATAAAAAATGTTCAAGGTATTCAACATAATCTTGTTTCAAAAGTTGTTCGGTAATTTGAATACTTAATTTTTTACGTTGACTATAAGTAGTTTTTTTTGGAATATCATAGTCTTTTAATTTGTGACACGCATTCCAGTGATATATATCATTAATACCTTGTTGAATAAAATACATTGTAATCATTCCTTGTAGCGTTTTCATTCGTATTGCATTTTGACCTATTTGATTTTCAATAATCACTCGTTCTACTTCATATGGCGTAAAAATATCGTGAAACGAGTTACACATAGTTTTTCCTAAATCAATTAAATTCACCTGGTTTGATTTTTCTTTACATAATTCTAATACGTCCCATTTCAAAATAGTTGAATTATTTGACTCATAAATAATGTAAGCCAAATTTTTGATTCCAACATCTATGCTAACATATATCATATTGGTATAAGATATATGTATATATTTATATTAATTTATGAATTGTCTCTGACGCATAGCATTCAACCTTTCTCGAGACAAATAAACATCTTTCATAGAGGATTCGCTATATCCTTTGGGTTTACTATCGTCGTGAATGCCTAAAAATAAATAGGGAGGATTATGAATCTCTATAGAGGGTTCTATTGATTGAAAGTTTCTTTTCATTATAATGTCAGCATGTTTTACCAAAAACTCTCGATAAGATTGATTATTTGTTATACCATATTGTTTCTTTATTTTTTCATTGTTCAAAGAATTTTGCGAATAATCGGTAAATGTTCTACTATTCATTAATATATATTTATAATTTATTTCTCTTCATTTGGTTGTGGTTCTTCTGTTTCTTCTTTTTTTTCTTCTTCTGGTAGTTTAGATACTTCAATAGGATTATCTTCAAAGGCTAAATCTATGACAAGTGATTTTTTGTTATTTGCTAAACGAATCAACTCATTTTTTTTCATTTTTGGGTTGGTTTTTATTCCCTTATTGGTCAATAAATCTCTTAATGATTTTACACTCATTTTATTGTAATCTGTTTCATATGTTGGTTCTTCATTTGAATTGGTTTCTATAAGTTCGTCTTGTGGTTTTTCTTCTTCTTCATATTCTTCTTCATCGGAAGAACTTGAGATATCATCATCATCATCATCATCATCATCATCATCATCATCATCATCATCACGATCACTTTCTACTTCAACAACTAACGATACGGGATGGTTTTGTTTTACAACGGTTCGCTCGCTCTTTGCTTCAGAAGATTGTTGTAACAGTTCATACAATACTTTCGCTTGTTCCATTTGAGCGGATTCGATGTTTTCATATTTTCGTTTGAAATAATAACATACCAAAGTGATTAATAATAAATTTATAATTAGACCTGTGAAGAAACCACTAATATCTAATAATCCCATTATAGATAATATTTATAATCTTTATATACATTTTAAACGAAATCAAAATAAATAATCTGGATAATTCAAGTCTTTTAATATTTGTTTACCACCGTGTACATAAGAAATACCTTTTTTTATTTTGTATAAATATTCTATTTTATCTTTGTGTTCTATAACATTCATTTTGTAATTAGAGACATACTTGTCTAATTCTTCACAAAGTTGAATATAATGGGTAGTCAAAATAAAATCAACACACGAATAACTCTTTAATCCTTTTAGATATATTTTTGCACATAATATGGCATCATTTGGATTTGTACCAGAATATAACTCATCAAAAATACATAAATGTCTCTCATTAGAATGTTTTTCTACATGTTCTAAAATATCTTTACATCTACGTGCTTCGGCTTGAAATAAACTATCACGACCAGATGTATCTGGAATGTTCAAATAAGAATGAAAATGATTATATAAACGAATATTGGCGCTTTTATAACAACCAAATCCTATTTGTTGAGACATAATTGTGTTCAGTAAAATAGATTTCAGCAAAGTAGTTTTACCAGAGGCATTTGGTCCAGTAATAATAATTTGTTTGTCCATTGTGATATTATTTTTTATAGGTTTATCATTTATATTTGCTAAATAATAGGACCCTTTCATTTTTGTATATGTCTCTTGGAACGTAGCCATATTTATTTTCTTGGAAATATGTTTTTTTTGTAAAGAATATATATCTTTGATATAGTGATTCAAATCATAAGCATAACAAAACGCATTATGATATGTTTTATCATAAAACAACGCATAATAAATATACATAATATATCCAATTTGACTTAAACGACTAAATGTATTCTGATAAGGAAAAATAAGTGATAATTTATTTAAAATATTTTGAATAATATTTTTCTGATGATTATTTTGTTCTATAAATAAAGAATATGATTTATATGGAGACAAATAATGATTAAGTCTTTGTATTTGGTCTATAGCATTTATACAATAACCTTTGTAACCGCTTATAAATTCTGAAATATAATGGATATTATTATAAAACTGAATGCACGAAATAATGTTTTGATAAATTTGAAAAATATAAAAAATAATAGAGGCAAATATAGAAGTTCTCTGTTGAAATGTAATAGATTCATTTGTATAAAATAATTTATATAGATTTGTATTTTTCATCATATTTTGTAATAATTCACTATATTGAGATGTACTAATTTTAATGTTTTTGAATCTTAATATAAAATAAGGAACAATAAAAATAAAAATAGGAGTAACCAATGAAAAAATAGGAGAAGTTATATTATAAAAACTTAGTGCCTGTAAAAATAAAACCGAACGATTGAGTGGCTCAAGTGCTGAAATATTTATGTATTGATATTTATCATTAAAATTTGTTTCAGAACGAAATGTCATATAATTCTCCATCATAGATTCGCAATCAACAAAGGAAACATCTAAGTTTTTAATTACAAGTTGACTATCTTGTAAAAACTCTTTATTAGGCGTATAATAAGATGTCCATTCTAAATGAGTGTCTCCTAAAATTTTTTTGTAAGCATTTTTCATATCAATATCATCTTTTATAGTAGATGAAACATATTTATGATCTATATATTGTATTGGCAATTTGAACTCCATTATATAATTGTTTTTTTTTTATAAGATAATATAGAACGAATATAAAAATAGGTTTTATATATTATAATGTATTATTCTTATGATAAAATAATATTGCTGTCTATGGATTATAGTCCATATGAATTTCCTGAATATACCAAAGAGATCATTACAAAAATAAAAAAAAAGTTATTTATACACAACAAAAGTGAACCATTCAAAATAACTAAAATACCCAAACAAGAAGATTATTGTGGAGTCATATGTAAATTATTAAATAAATTAACCGAAAAAAACTATAATAAGTTAAAATTAGAATTGTTTGAAATGATCGAAAATATAACCACAACAAAGGACATTGATATTATTACGAATAAAATATTTCAAATTGCTAGTTCTAATATACATTTATCCAAATTATTTTCTTTATTATACAAAGAATTAATTGAAAAAAACAATACTTTTTATGAGATTTTTCAAGAAAATTTTTCAAAACATATCAAACTACTAAGTGAAATAGAATATATTAGTCCAAATGAAGATTACGATAAATATTGTGATTATGTAAAAAAGATAGAACAATTAAAGGCTAGTCTATTATTTTTTAGTAATTTAATGAAATATAATATTTGTTCTTTGGATAATTTGGTTGAATTATGTAAAGAACTAATGAAAACACTAAATTGTGAAATGGAACATAAAACTAAGATGGAATATAAAGAAGAATTATTACAAAGTATTTTTATCATTATAAAAGAATTATTAGATTATTTATTATTTCATTCAGAATGGGAAGGATTATATAATAATATAAATCAAATAAAAACACATCCAAACGTGAATCCAAAATTAAAGTTTAAGTGTATGGATATTATGGATTTTGTAAAAATTCATATTCGATAATAATTTAATACTTGATAACCATTACGCATATTCCATATTACAGATTTATCTTCCATAAAGAAATCTTTATTTGAATTTAAAAATATTTTATTTTTCCACTTAAAAGGAATGATAGAAGGACTAAATGCACCGTCATACTTGTATTCTTTACCATTTATAGTCAATAAACAGCAAAAATGGTTTTTATTCGTGTCTCTTATCAATAAAGAATCTAATATATATTTTTTTTTATATTGGTCTATTAAGTAAATATCCTTGTTATTTATTATCTTTGATTGTGTGTGGTTTAATTCTGCCCAAATAATATCTGTATTTGCATTTACATAACCATAATCTTTCATATAACTATATAATAAAACACCATTTTGGACATGATACGCATATTTTTCATTTGATAAATAGTTCAATAAGGTCATTTGATAATTATATGGATTTCCATATTCTTTTTTATTGGTAATATTAGGTTTATATTCTTTTGGAATTCCTTCGTGTATTTTTTCAATTAAATCATTTGTATTCATAATTTTTGCCAATATATTTCCTTGTAAGGTTGCCTCTATAGCTATGTTGAATAAAAATAATGGTGCCTTTAGTTTTTTTAAATAAGGATTAAGATTTTTCATTTTACCTGTAATCATATATTGTCTAAAATACTTATTGAATTTACGACCTTTATCGCTAATATAATTTATCATAAATCCTGTATTAAACCAACAATTATAATATGATTGTTTAGGGACAATCAAACTATTTATATTTATAATATGGTGTTTGGATAAGTTATCTAAAAATAATTCTTGAGCGTCTATATTCCAATATGATACACATTCACCATTTTTTAATTTGATTTTAGGATTTATATAATATTTCAAAATAGAATCTTTTAGAGTGTATTCTTCTACATCTATGTTGATACATTGTGTAATAGCATCAAATATATCATATTTTGGACTATATCTCGATTGAATCAATATTTTATTTATATCTGGTGAATAAGATGAAACACTTGGATGAAGAATATTAGAAGATACCTCTTTTTTAGGTATTCGAAAACTTTGAATTCTAGGCTGTTTTATTCTTTTTAATAATTTACATGTTTTTTTATCCAATTTGTATTTACTAGATAATCTACAATGATCGGTATATATACACCCTTTGTAGCATTTGTCTCTTTGTAAATTAACGCATTTTGATTTACACTTTTTCGTCTTATTTGACATTTATATATATATATATATTATAATTATGGAAAATATGGCATCTGTATCTTCTGGATTAATGAAAGACTATATACACGAAACCAATTTAAATTCTGTAGAAGAAAACGGACAAACTACTGATCTATATAAAATACGTGTCCATTTTAACGATTCGCATTATGATTTATGTATTGCGATAGGAGATATAAAATCTTTGGATAAGATAGAATATAAATATGTTTATGTTGTCAAATATGAAAATGTTGTCTCTAAGTTAGGTCTATATGAATTTGTCCGTGGTGGAAATACTACAGAATATAAAGAAGGAACTATGCTCATTTTTGATAATTTTATGAATAAACTAAAACTAGAACAAATGGTTCAAACAAAACATGAATACATTCTAAGCAAAGATTTTAAAATGCTTATTCAAATTAAAAAAAAAATAAATAAAGACAAAAAGCCATTTGAACAAAAATACAAACAATTATTTGAAATATTAAAAAAAAAATATACCAAAGATTATGATTTATTGGTCTCTACATTCAGGTTTTATGACACTAATGGTGTTGTAGATTTCATCCAAAACAAAACCATCATAAATTATGATTTAATAAACGAATACAAATCAAAGTACACCAATATGACCTACAATGATTTTTTACGAATGATATTTGCTGATCCTTTAGTATTGTTGGAAGAATTATATTCTTTTGATGAAAAAAATAGTCTAGAGACAAATATTGTAAAACCCAAATTACAACCTGAACAAGATGCCAAAGAAGAAGGCGAAGAAGAAAATGTCAATGAAGAAGAAGGCGAAGAAGAAAATGTCAATGAAGGTAAAGGTGATAAAAACAATAAAGATGTAATTGAAGAAGGTAATGAAGAAGAAGGCGAAGAAGAAAATGTCAATGAAGGTAAAGGTGATAAAAACAATAAAGATGTA